GGGAGCAGCTTTGATTGGGTACAGACTGAACAACAAAAGCGATTTGATCGATATGAAGATTGACCAGCGGCGATTGAAGCGGCAGAAAGAAGTCATCTCTAAATGGAATCATGGAGGGCGGCGAGGTACGCTGGAAGCAGTGACGGGTTTTGGTAAAACATTCGTCGCTCTCCTAATCCTTCAAGAGATGAATGACAACCTGCCATCTGGTACTGCCCTTGTTATTGTTCCTACCCAAAACTTGAAGAAGCAATGGGAAGACAGTATAAAGTCTATGGGCATTACAGGTACTAGAGTTATGGTTATCAACTCAGCTGTTAAGATGGATCACCATGTTGACTTGTTGATACTTGATGAGATACATAACTATATGTCTGATGTCTTTCGTGGTATCTTTGGGCGTACCGAATACCGGTACATACTTGGGCTGACTGCTACGATAGATCGAGAAGACCCCCGGTACCACATAATTTCTACTGCTGCACCAGTCATTGACACGGTGACATTGAAGGAAGCTGTGCGTAACGGGTATGTATCTCAGTTCCAAGTATTCAACTTAGGTCTACGTATGAACGAGACCGAAGAGGCAAAATACAAGGAGATTACAGATGCTTACTACAAAGCATTTGCTATCTTCAACAACCGTTTTCATGCAGCTATGCGCTGTATGCAAGACAGACAGTACCTGTCAGTATTCACAAGAAACTTGGCAGGATGGGACGAGCAGCAGGTACTGAACCAGGCCCGCGCTTTCAACAGAGCCATGCAAGCACGTAAGCAGCTCATCTATAAGAGTGCTACAAAGCGTGAAGCAGCAAAGAAGCTCATAGAAATATTTGATGTCCCAACCATCACGTTCAGCGAAAGTGTTGACTTCGCTAGACAGATGTACAAAGAGACGCAACCTTGGGGTGCAGCATACCATTCAAAGATGTCCAAATACGCTCGCCAGAACGTGTTGGATTCCTTCGCTGACCTTCGAACAGACATACGTGTAATACATACTGCACGTGCTTTGGACGAAGGGTTTGATGTGGAGGGTATAGAGCTGGCTATTGTGTGTTCCGGTACGAGCACACCTCGACAGGATTTGCAACGGACTGGCCGTGCAATCAGGTTCAAGGAGGGCAAGACCGGAGTGATTATCAACCTTTATCTGAAAGATACTCAAGATGAAAAATGGCTTAAGAAGCGGCAGTCCAAATCAGCGAACGTCCAGTGGGTGCACTCCATTGAAGAGCTTCTCGCAAAGTGTAACGACTCTTTACTCAGAAATCCTATTGCTGGTTAAGTCTGGCAAGCGGAAAGCGGACGATGAGCCGTGGCAGTTTCAGCTGTCACTGAGCGAAGAGTACAATCTAGAAGCAAGCCTTGAACAGATTCAAGGAGAGCTAAAGGACGTACGTAATGTTGAACAAGTAATTGGAATGAGAAATGGTGTACCCGCTTGACAAGTACGTTGATGTACTACTGAAGCTGGACATCAGTCCAATCCAAGTATTGTTCTGCCAAATCATATATGAAAGGCGTCATGACCTACTCTACAGGATTGCCCAAGAGGGGCAAATATTCCCCAAGAAATACTTGGACGATCTTGTAGAGAAGGGATTGATTATAGATACAAACCCTAACGAACATTCTAAATACGCAGATTTCTATGAGGTTACAGAAAAGTTTGTTCAGGCGTTCTATAGTGTATCGACGACTGACGGTGAGGAATTTTGGGGTGCATACCCTGCCTTCATTACCATCGACGGTAAGAAAATTCCAGCTAAAGCAGTCAACAAAGAGGAGTTAGTAAAGTGGTATCACAAGCATATTGGCAGCATGCACGATCACAAAAAGGTGATGGAGGCACTGCAGTTTGCTAAGGAACGTAAGCTTATCAGCATGCGTATCGACAAGTGGCTACAAGCTGAGACCTTTGTCGACTTGTGGGAAATGATGAAAGATGTACCTGTAGAAGACCTACCGCATGACCGAATCCTCTGAACTCAAAATAACCCCAATGGCTACAGTCGTAGAATCTACACAGACTACGATTCACAACTATATGGATGGCAATATCCCAGTGATGAGAACACGATGGGAGAAAGTCAACAAGATGCTGTTGGGTGGTATGCAGTTCGGAATGGTCTATGTCGTAGCTGGTGCATCGGGTCATGGTAAGAGTATGTTCTTGAACAACCTCATCCGTGACTTTACATCTACTGCCTACAACAAGTTTGACAAACCAGTAAAGATCCTGCACTTCTCGTTTGAGATGTCTGCAGAGATGGAGCTTATGC